AGAAATTAAGAAGTCGCAGCTAGACCCATCTACATTTATTGCAAAGTATTTGGATGACAAGGGAATGGTTTCGGATTCTAAAGGATATCACAGAGCGTTGGCTGTAGCCATGAACCCCGAGAAGTTTGCTCAGTTTTTTTATGAGCAAGGGCAGTCGGATGCTGCTGATGGAACTATGCGTAAGATGAAAAACATTGAGATGTCTGAACGCAAGGCTCCTGAAGTTGGTGTAGGAAAGGGGGGAATGAAAATCAGGGCCGTAAACCCTGAGTCTTCGCGAGGACTTAAAATTCGCAAGCCAAGAAATAGTTAGAAACTTTAAACTTTTGAAAAAATGAGTGTACTATCCACTCCCGGTTTTGATTTGCAGCCATCGGCTGTACAACAGGCTTTGTCAACAAACTACTTGACAAGTTTTGATTTTACTTCTCAGTATCTCCCTGATACTTATGAGAAAGAATTTGAGCGTTATGGAAATCGCTCTGTATCTTCTTTCCTGCGTATGGTGGGTGCTGAGCTTCCTTCTATGTCCGACCAAATCAAATGGTCTGAGCAAGGTCGCTTGCACATTAAGTATACTGATGTTACTACTGCCACATTAACTACTGATAATGTTGCTGCTGTTCAGTTTACTGTCAATGATTCAGATGTTACTTCAGTAGGAGTTCGCGTAGGTCAGACTGTGATGATGACTCCAAATGTTGCAGCAACAGGTGTTAATGGGGACAAGGGAATTGTTACTGCTGTTGGAACAAGCACGTTTGATGTAAAGTGGTACGGAACAAGTAAGTGGTCCAATACAGGAGGTGCTGCGAACAAGTGGAGCATGATGATTTATGGTTCCGAGTTCAAGAAAGGAACTGTGGGTATGACTACAGCAGTTCAGCCTGAGCCTGTCATCAAGGACAATAAGCCTATCATCTTGAAGGATTACTATGAAATCTCAGGTTCTGATATGGCTCAGATTGGTTGGATTGAGGTGACTACCGAGAATGGTGCTTCAGGATATCTGTGGTATCTGAAGGCTGAGCATGAGACTCGTCTTCGTTTCGACGACTACCTCGAGACTGCAATGCTTGAGGCTGTTCCTGCTGAAGCAAGCTCTGCTGCTGAAGATGTAGTTGGAGTAGATGGAGGAACAAAGGGTGTTTTCTACGAAGTAAACCTTGATGGCAATGTTTGGGGAGCAGGTAATCCTACCACTCTTTCAGACTTTGACACTGTTATTCAGCGTTTGGATAAGCAGGGTGCTATTGAAGAGAATGTCATCTTTATGAATCGCGAGTTCTCTTTTGCGATGGATGATATGCTTGCTGCTCAGAACTCTTACGGAGCAGGAGGAACTTCTTACGGTCTGTTTGACAATGACGAGAACATGGCTCTGAACCTCGGCTTTACAGGATTCCGTCGCGGTTATGACTTCTATAAGTCTGATTGGAAGTACCTGAACGACCCAACCATGCGTGGTAACATGGGAACAGGAACAGGTGATAATCTTAGCAATCAGATTACAGGTATGCTTGTCCCTGCCGGAACAACCACTGTGTATGACCAAGTCCTTGGTAAGAACGCCAAGCGTCCCTTCTTGCACGTTCGTTATCGCGCTAACGAAGCCGATGACCGTCGTTACAAGTCATGGGTATTGGGTTCTGCGGGAGGTGCTGCAACCGATAGCATTGATGCTATGCAGGTTCACTTCCTTTCTGAGCGTTGTGTCTGCACCATGGGTGCTAACAACTTCTTCCTGTTCCGTTACGGAGCCTAAGTGGAGGTTGATTTAAAAAGAGAGGGGGCACTTGTGCCCCCTTTTTTTATCTTTGCTAAAATTTAATTGAAATGAAAAAGAAACTTGCCCCTAAAGACAGGACATATAGGCTTCTGAATGGAGCTTCTCCTTTGTCTTACATTATCCCTACTCGCAACACTACAGCTTTTCCTTTACTTTGGTTTGATGACGAAAACAATGTCAACCGACCACTTCGTTATGCTATAAATCAGAAGTCTCCTTTTGAAGATGAGCAGGATGGCGAGGCTATTGTAAGACCTGTGGCTTTTGAAAACGGGAATCTTTATGTGCCAAAAACAAATCCTGTGCTTCAGGAATTTTTGGCGTATCACCCTCAGAATGGAATTGTGTTTGAAGAGCTTGACTTGGAGCGTAATGCGAAAGAAGAGCTTGACAACATGAACATTGAGGTAGATGCTCTGATTGCAGCTAAAGGGCTTTCGATTGAGGAGCTTGAGTCTGTAGGCCGTGTATTGTTTCAGCATGGCGTGCAGAACATGACATCGTCTGAGCTTAAGCGTGATGTTCTTATCTATGCTCGCAACTATCCTCAAGAGTTTTTGAATATGCTTGAGGACCCCGACATGGACACTCAATCTCAGGTACACATTTTCTTTGATGCGGGATTGCTTTCATTTAGAAAAGACAAGAAGGAAGTTTGGTATAGCACGCCAACAAATAAGAAGAAGATGTTGAATGTACCTTATGGTGAAGACCCTTACTATATGGTCACTCAGTTTTTCAAAACGGATGATGGTATCGAAGCATTGAAAATGCTTGAGCATCATTTGGATGGAGAGTAATTTACAAGGGGCTTAGGCCCCTTTTCTTTTTTGTATTTTTGCCTTATGATAAATTCCGTAAGGCAGACCGTTTTATCTGTTCTGAACAAGAACAACTACGGATACATTACTCCTGCTGATTTTAATCTTTACGCCAAACAAGCGCAGCTAGAGATATTTGATGAGTATTTCTATAGCTATAACAATCAGGTAAATAAGGAGAATGCTCGGAGGTCAGGAACTGACTACGCTCAAATAACAAAAGCACTTGCTGAAGTCATTGACACTTTTTCTGTGACCAATGCTTTGAAGAAAACATCATTGGGTGTTACTACTTTCAACAGCAATTTTTATTTGCCAAGCCCATCTACAACGGGAGATGATGAGTACATGATAAACAAGTTGATGGTCTATACCACTCAGCTTGCTACAGGCTCTGCGTCTGCTGTTGTTGTTGATAGCCTTAGAGATAGTACCGCAAACTTTGTATCGTCAGGTGTTTCAGTCGGAGACCTTGTTGTTAACTCTAGCGATGAAACTTTTGCTTATGTGACTAGCGTATCTGAGCTTACGCTAGGACTTAGCTCTGACATCTTTACATCTTTGCCGAAGTCATACAGGGTGTATGACTCTGATTATGTGAAGCAGGCTGACAGGGTATCTCATGGAAACATTACCATGCTCAACAACAGTTTGCTTACTAAGCCGTCTACTACATTTCCTGCATACACACAGGCAAACGAGCTGATTACTATTTATCCTCAAAGCATTGTCAATTACGGTCAGGTTGTTGCTCAGTATATCAGATACCCCAAAGACCCTAATTGGACGTATAGCACTCTTACGGGTGATGAGCCTGTCTTTGATGGCACAGCTTCAGACTATCAGGATTTTGAACTTCCTCTTGATGATGAATATTCCTTGGTTTACAAAATTCTTCAGTATTCCGGGATGTCTATCAGAGAGGTTCAAGCAGTTCAGTTTGGTCAGGCTCAGGAGCAGGCTCAAAACATAAGTGAACAGTAATGGCATATTTGTCTGAGTATCAATATTATGAAAATGGTGGAGCAGCTCCTACTGATAAGAATTGGGGTTCTTACCAATACGTTTCGTTGGAAGATATAGTAAACAACTATATGCTGATGCACACAGGCAACCATAGCCTTGTGAACAATGAGGAGCGTTACAAGATTTTATTTCACGCTAAGCGTGCTGTTCAGGAGCTTAACTACGATGCTTTTAAAGAGCTGAAAGTTCTTGAGCTTGATGTTGAATCAAACCTTAGATACATACTTCCATCTGACTACGTTAATTGGGTTCGTATATCTATGTACAAGGATGGGTTGTTGATGCCGCTTGTGGAAAATATTCAAGTTCAGTCAGCAGATGCTTACCTTCAAGACAATGATGGTGAGATATTATTTGATTCAGACGGAAACATTTTAAAACCAAGTAATTCAAAGATTGATGAAGAACGTCTCGCGGGTACTAAGAAAAGTATTTATCTTAATGAAGGCAGTCCTTACCATGGTCGTGAGGGTTGGTGCGTGGATGGCTGTTGGTATTTTGACTACACCATTGGACGCAGGTTTGGCCTTAATACAGAAACTGCAAACCGAAATCCAAATTTTACAATCGACAAGAAAGCAGGGGTAATAAATTTTAGCTCTGACATTGAGGGCAACACTGTGATAGTCGAGTATGTATCTGATGGCATGGAGGGCGGAGATGATTCTTCGATTAGCGTCAACAAGTTTTTTGAGAAGTATGTCTATGCATACATCGAGTATGAGATTTTAAACTCAAAGCTTGGTGTTCAAGAGTATGTGGTAAGAAGGGCTCAGAAAAACAAGTCAGCTCTTTTTAGAAATGCAAAGCTTAGATTGAGTAATATTCATCCCGGCAAGCTTCTTCAGAATTTGAGAGGCAGGGACAAATGGCTTAAGTAATGGCTAACCTTTCGAGGAACTTTATTAAAGGGCGGATGAATAAGTCCGTCGATGAGCGTCTTGTACCTAATGGTGAATACATAGATGCCTTGAATGTTAGGTTGGGGTCTACTGAAGATTCTGAGATTGGTGTCATTGAAAATGCAAAAGGAAACACAAGGCTTACAGATATAGTCAACATAGTTGATGGTTCTTACTCAAGGCTTGAGGGGCCTTCGACAAAGTGTATTGGTGCTTATGCTGACTCAGCCAATCAAACTATCTATTGGTTCATTCATGCCGAAGATGTTTTGGGGCCGTCAAATGGTATCCTTGACCTTATTGTTTCTTTTAATGAACGCACTGATGCGGTAAGATACCATGTTGTCAGCTCAAGAAAAGATGGCACATCCCCTAAGTCTACTTTGAATTTTAACTCGTCGTATTTAATTACAGCGGTAGACCTTATTGATGGGCTGTTGTTTTTTACAGACAATTACAATCCTCCTAGATTTATCAATGTAAATAGGAGCTATGGTCTCCCTGATTCATCTACATACATAGATTCTCCGTTGTTGGATGAGCAGCTTTTGGTAATTAAAAAGCCACCTTTATCTCCACCCTCTTTGAATTTGCTTAGCAATGGGCAGGATGAAAACTTTTTAGAGGAGGAGATAGTATCTTTTGCTTACAGGTATAAGTATGCTGATGGAGAGTATTCAGCTACATCTCCTTTTTCTGAGCCTGCTTTTATGTCTCGCGCCTTTGGTTTTACTCCCGATGAGTTCTTGAATGATGGCATGGTCAATGAGTACAACGCTGTTGAGCTTACATACAATACGGGCAGTGAGCTTGTTGTTGGCATTGACATTCTTTTTAAAAGAACTGATGACAGCGTTATTAAGGTCATACAAAAAATTGACAAGGGTACTCAAAACCTTTCCAATAATTCAGACGAGGTTTATCGTTTTGATAAGAGTAAGGTTTATACCATACTGCCCTCCTCTGAAATACTAAGGCTTTACGATAATGTGCCCGTAGTTGCTAAGGCACAAACCTTAATGGGTAATCGTTTGATGTATGGCAACTACAAAGAGGGGTACGACATATCTTCAAACATTGATTATAGAGCTGAGCTTGTTACAGATTCTATAGGTAGTAAAATTATTGATGCTACCTTTAGTCAGGGTCAATATACTCTTGACCCTTCTGTTACAAGGCAAATCCCTTCTTCTATAGCTTCTTTTGATTTAGGCTCTTCTAATATTGCAAATCCCGAGCAAGATTTTGTAGCGGGAGCGATATTAGATTTTAGCCTTAGCATAGAACACAGCAGGTATGATATATATCCTTCGCCTTCAAGCCATGACATTATTAACGTCACGCCTAGATTTGAAGTAACCTTTTCATTTACTCTTGACAGGGACTATAATAGTGCTTCTGAAATTTTTAGCAGTCAAAGTTTTTTAGATTTTATTGGTACTGCATCAAATATTAAGACTGTTGTTTCTGAGTTTTGTGATGGTCAGACAGTAACTGACTTTTTTAATTGCAGCACAGAAGATACGTTGATAGGAGAGTCAACAGGTGGTACACATAATTATCTTAAAAACCATAGTGGTATTGACAATCCAAACGAACCGATAGCAATAACATCTTCTTCGGGCTCTGATACTTTGTCTTTACAGATTTTAGCTACATACTATCGCCATAGTGGTACTGAATATCTTTATGAGTATTACAAGATAAACTCTGCTAGTTGCGTTTTTACTTCCGTAAAAAGGAAGAAAAGTCTTCACAGCAATAGAGACTACTCTGTTGGGATGATTTACATGGATGACTATGGCAGGCAGAGTACCGTTCTTACAAGTGATGAAAACACTATTCATGTTCCTTGTGGCAACTCTCCTTTTTCAAATAAAGTAAAGGTTACAATACCAAGCACCCAAGCTCCTCCTTCTTGGGCTACGCACTACAAGTTTGCTATCAAAGCTGATGTAGATACCTACGAGACTATTTACTCAAACATATATTTTACAAAAGACAACTTTGGTTACTTACTACTTGAAGGAGAGAATGCGGCTAAAATACAGGAGGGAGATATTCTTGTTTTAAAAGCTGATTCGAGCGGCCCTGTTGTTGACTGTACTGAAGTAACAATAATTGAAAAAGAAGCTTATACCGCAGACGACATTGCATCAGGTTCGCCTGCGGGAGTTTATGCTAAGATTGGATTAGATGTCATTACCCTCGTAGATAATTCTGACAGTATTATTAGAAACTTTGGAACCAACCCTCAGCGCAAAAAAAACTCAAGAGATGAGGATGGTGCTTACAATGCCGTGTCTATTTTTAGTGGAGGGAGTGCCATTGAAATAGCTGCCGGAGATAAGATAACTATCAAGATTGATGTTATTAGGCATGGCAGCACAGGTTTTGTAGAAGGAAGCCTCACTAGATTTGACTGCCCTAGAAAAGAATATCGTTTTGATAGGACGTTTGTTTCTCCTAGTCAGTACGCAACTTTTTACGATTGGTTTCAGGGGGAGAACATACAAACCATTATTGAAGAAGATGGCATTACCGTTGGTGATTTTGATGTTCGGTTTAGAGCAGCTTCTGATATAGGCCCATCGACGAATACAGCCATCACAGGATTCAACCTTGACTTTGGCTTTGATGCTGATTCAGCAGCAGCTACTGAGTTTAGGTGTAGGACTATGACCAATTGCTCAGACAATACTGTTGCTGTTAAGTTGAAGATAGAGGTATTAAAAGTTTCTAATGTCGTTGTTCTTGAAACAAAACCAATTCCTACTAACCCTGATATTTTTTATGAAGGCGATGAGACGTTTACAATTACCGAGGGAAGTCACGATACTGATACTCCTACACTTTCCTTCTTTAACTGCTTCTCTTTTGGAAATGGTGTAGAGTCTTACAAAATAAAAGACTCAGTAACAGGTATGCCATTTGCTTTGGGCAACAGGGCTACCTCAGTTTCTTCTGAAGATTATAGAGAAGCACACAGGTTTGCTGACATTACATACAGCGGAATTTATAATGATGAGTCGAATGTCAACAAGCTTAATGAGTTTAACCTTGGCTTGCTAAACTTTAAGCGTCTCGAAGAGAGGTATGGTGTAATTACTTTGCTTGACGGAAGAGAGACGGATGTGTTTACTCTTCAGGAGGATAAGATATCTTATGTGCTTGCGGGAAAGAATCTTCTTTCAGATGCCGCAGCAGGTAGCGCGATTACATCAGTCCCCGAGGTGTTGGGAACTCAGATTGCTCGTATTGAGGATTATGGCAATAGCCTAAACCCCGAGAGCTATGTTCAGTGGGGCACAAGTAAATATTTTACTGATGCCAAGAGGGGTGCTGTAATACAACTCAAGGGGCAAGGCAGGAGTGAAGCTTTGTCTGTCATATCTGAATTTGGTATGCGCTCTTGGTTTAGAGACTTGTTCATTGAGGGATTCAATACTCAGAAACTTGGTGCGTTTGACCCGTACATGAATGAGTATGTATTGGCATCAAACAACAACGAGGTTCCTGTTGAAGAGCAATGTATAGATTGCGGGACAAGTGTTTCAAATATTATTGTTAGCTCATCTAACAACTACAGTTTTTGCACTGACCTCGACAATGCTCTTGGTGATTCAGTTATTAGTTGGAGTCTTTCAGGAACTCCGCTTGGAAGTGTTACTGTGAGTGCTGTAAGTGGCACTGATAGTGTCACGGCAAACATTGTAGGTGGAGGTCCTTCTAGCGGGTCTATGACTTTGGTAAAGTCAGACTCTAGCACAAAAAAGGTTACGATAACCATTACTCATGTTTCGGGAGAACCTGTAGTTTTTCAGGATTTCACAGTAAACTGTGTTGATGGGGACACCATTACGGTCGTAACTATTGTCTTGACAGACAATGTTGATGCAAACAAAACTATACAGACTCAGTATAGCTATGGCACTCAGTCCAAAGTAACTAATCTAATTACATTTGAACCCGGGGCTCATCCCAATAGCTCTCTGTACTCATCATTCACAGGCTATCAAGGTTTGTCTAGAGTTCCTGTTAACGGTTCTACCGTTAATTTTTATGCCAACAAACTGAGTTCAGACACATACGATGTAAATGTTTTCAATAACAAGTTCAGGTATTTGGTGTCTAATACCTTGTATGCTAATACGAGAGCAGGGCTTCAGCTTATTTTGGATAACGCTACTGAGGTAAGCATATCGGGTTCTGACGATAGGTACAATGGCTCGTTTACTATGCCAAGTGCAAATCCTGACGACTACCTTTATCTTGTTTGGGACTTTAGAAATCCTACGGCTATTGATGTCTGCTTTGATGCTGTTGGCTCTGCTCAGGATGCGTGTTGCAACTGCGTGTGCTACTCAACTGAATGCACTACATATACTGTAGATTTTGGTTTAGGCAATAATGGCCTTATTACCTATCAAGATTGTACAAATGGGTTTATCACTAGAAATATTGTAGCAAGCGAAGATGTTTGTGTTGCCGCAGGAGCCCCGCCACCTCAAGTTGTTAGCGGTAGGGTGGATAGTATTTCAATAAAACAAGACTCTTGTAATTGCGGGGGAACTTTGAGGACTCCATCTGCAACGCCAAAGGTTGTGAAGTGGATTGATGGAAATGATTTTTCAAGAGCGACAGTTCTTTCAGATGGAAATGATTCTGATAAGCTTAAGGATACTGCTATAAATCACCCTACTCAGGGGTGGTATTCAGATGGCAATGTGGCTAGGTTTATAGACCCAAGCAATCCTGTTCCTCTTGACCTCAGCCCTAATGCTACTTGCCTTGAATGTGAACCATAATTATGTCTAACGTATACACACTTACATTTAGCGAAGGGGTACAAGGATGGCCTTCTTTTTACTCCTATGTTCCTGAGTTTATGTTGGGCATGAATCAGTACCTCTATAGTTTTAATGGAGGGAATCTGTATCGGCACAATACCAATTCTGTCAGAAACAATTTTTACGGCACTCAGTACAACTCTACAATCAAGAGTGTCATTAACGAGCAGCCATTAGAAAACAAGCTATTTAAGACATTGAGTCTTGATGGCGATGCTCCTTGGTCTGCTGTTCTCGATACTGACCTGCAAGAAACAGGGTTTATTCTGAGTGAAAGATTTATAAAAAAAGAGGCTTCGTACTTTGCTTTTGTAAGAAACTCAAAGAACCAAGCGTCTCCTTATGCAAATCCTGCGGGGGCTTCTCAGTATCCTCTACGTTCTGTTCAGGGCATAGGCACAAGCTCTAGCACAGGAACAGGGGTAATCAATTACCCCTTGACGTTTACCATACCGAAGTCTCTAAATGTAGGGGACTCTGTATACCACAACACTTCATCACCCACTTTTGTAGGGACAGTTACTGCAATAGATGTCGATATACCAAATGGCATAAATAAGATTAGTGTGTCGGGTACTGTTCCCGTTACAAACACATATTTCTTTTTTGTCAAGGATTCTATCGCTGAGTCAAATGGTGTCCTCGGTCACTACTGCGTCTTTGAACTCACAAATACAAGCACATCAGAGGTGGAGCTTTTTGTAGTTGAGTCAGAGGTTATGAAGTCATTTCCATAAATTTGTACTATGGCATTAATAACATCAATACTAGGAGCGGTTTCAACAGGTCTTGGAACTGTTTTGAGTTTCTCTCAAGCTGCTGAGCAAAGAAAGAAAGCAGCAGAAGCGGAAGCTAGTGCAGCTAAGTTTATTCAAGAAGCAAAGAAAAGGTTTGAGGTAAACTATGCTAAAGCACTGTCTATTCAGAAAGACGTTTATGAACAAGAGCGTAGAGCAACTCGCGCAGCAGGAGCGCAGGTTAGTGAAGCTTTAAAAGAGTCAGAGAGAGGCGCAGCAGCGGGAGCGGGAAAGGTTCTTGCAATGGAGCAGCAGGCTCAGGCTGATACTAGCAAACGAATGGGTCAAGAGCTTACTGATATAGACAGAGCAATTATTGCTGAAGATATTAGAGCTGCGGATGCACTGACTCAAATTCAATTGGATGAAGGGAAAGGAGCGGGGCTTGCTGCAAGAGAAGCTGACGAAAGAGCTGCTTTAGCTACGTTACAGGGAGCGCAGGGTATGGTTGATTTCGTTGGTGCTGTGGGTAAAGTACCTAAATTGTTTTCAGATGATGATTTAGCTACAGGTGAAATGATTCAGAAACAACAGATGAAAGGGGCTATCCCTTCGACACAACAGCTTGAAATGAACCAAGCTCTTCGTAGTCAAGCTCCCCGAAGTGTTGTTGATTTTTTTAATCCAAACCCAATTCTTGAGAGGCTCAATTCTCCTCAAATAAGTTATGATTTTCAAAATCCTTTTATGGTACTTCCTTCTAGGATTATGGACTATAATACTATTCGATAATGGGAGCTTACTACGGCTATGCTGAGAGGAGTCTTGAAAATCAGGTCAATTGGGCTGAAGTTGGCAAGTCTATTTCTGACACTATTCAGGAAGAGGCGCGGATTCGTGAGGAGAAGAAGCAAGCAATTGATGATGCCACCGATGGTATTATCAATAATCTTCAAAACTCACCGACAGGTCAACACAGGGGAACTACTGAAGCAACTTTAGATTTTTCTAATGCTGCTCAAGAAACCACCTTGGCCAACAAAAGACTTTTACAGTCGGGGCAGATGAGCCCTAAAGACTACATGAGATTTCTCAATAATCTCAATGAAGGTACAGAGCTTGCTTTTACTACGTCTGAAGCTTTTCAAAGCGAGTACCAAACAAAAATGGATAGACTTAAGAATGGGGATTCTCAACTTCTTGAGCTTTTCTTGATGTCTCAGGTTGAGGGGTTTGGTAACTTAGAAAACCACAGCCTGCTGCCTGACCCCATAACAGGTCGTGTAATGTCGTATGAAACGACACTCGACAAGAATGGTATACGTCAGATTGTTGAAGGCTCGGGCCGCTCAGTAAAGTCACTCCACAAACTCATTAGTCAGCAGTATGACAAGTTTGATTTAGATGGTGCTGTAAAAAGTGCAGTAGGTACTCTTGGTGAAATGACTGAACAAACTTTGCAAAAAGCAGAGCAAGCAGGAGATTTAGATGTTTTTCTTTCTGTGTCTAGTAAAAAAGCAGATGCTCCTGAAGAAGATAAAGAGTTTGCTAGGAATTATGAAACATGGGAGTCTGATGCTGTTAAGACCATAAAGTCAAATGAGTACAACCTCCTTTCAATCATAACACAAAACATTGTTAGCGACAAAAATGGTAAGGCTTATGACTTTACCTATGACCCCGAAAAAGCAGGGGGGAATATGATTCTTCTTAAGCAAGACCCTAGTGGTGTGAGAGAAGTGATTCCTGACTTTAGTAAAAATGAGGGGTTGGAAGACCGAGTTGATAATTACATAAAAAATCAGATACGTTCTTCTATTGATGTTAAGGTAGAGCGCAAGACAGGAGGTCGTAAGAGCTATGACCCTGATTACGCTGCGAGGCAGAGATATCTAAGAGAGGATGAAACGCAGAAAGACCAACCTAATGTAGTCAGCAATGTTGCTAAGCTTTACTACGGAAATAAAGCGCAAGTAACAGAAGCTGAAAAGTTCTTGAGGTCTATCAATCCAAACATCCGTAGTATTTCTAGGAATAACACGGGTGTTGTCATTGAGTATATGCCTGACAAGAAAGGTACTGTAAGAAAAGAAGAGTTGAACTTTGGTACTTCTCCTATTCAAGAGTGGGTTCGCGGAAGCGCAAACTACTTCTTAACTGATAATGCTCAGATTAAAGACATAGAAAGTATTCTTGAAAATTCAGGAGCAAGTGATAGGGAAGATGCTAAGCCAAATAACGTACCCGGAACCATAATATCTGCAAGCAAAAGAGAGGAAAGAGAAAATCCTTTGGAGGCATACGAAAGAATACTTAATGAATCTGTAGAAGGGTTTATAAGTGAATTGGGTGATGCGGGAGCTGATGCTGTGTTTACATCTAATACAGATGATGATGATGCTGCTGCTAACATTCAAGCTTTTATAAACAGATTGCCTTTGAACACAGGTATAAGCACTAAGGGTAAGGGCAATAAGGTTGCAATTCTGAAAGATGGTGAAGATGTTATTTTCACTTTGGACTTAGATGCATCAAACCTCAACCCTGAACAAGAGTTGAGAAACATAGCTAAAGCAGTTTCTAATTCTTTTAAGGCAGCAGACAGAGGAGCAGCAGCCTTTACAAGTATAGGCGTTAAAGGGTCAGCTAAAAAAACTGTTAAACAAATAATGGCGGAAAACCCCAACTTAACTACAGCAGAAGCGATTAAAATCTTTAACGAGCAAAAATAAATAGAGATGTACGACGACTTATTTGAGTTGATGGTAGAGGGGGCATTTGCCAACAAAGCTGAGTTTGATGATTTTGTATCTGAGGCTTCTCAAGAAGAGATATACAGTTTAATTAAAGAGGGGGCTTTCAAAGATTTTGAAGAGTTTAAAAGTCTGTATTCTGCACCCGCACCTCAAGAAGCTGCGCCTCAAGAAGCCGCACCTGAAGTAAAAAAAAAAGATATTATGGAGCCATCTTTGGAAGATGGTTCATTGGTATCGCCCGAGTCTGAGCCTTCTGCTGAATTACCTGAAGTTCCCGTATTGCCTGAAGATTTTGATTTAGCCGAAGAGGTTAAAAAATCACAGGAGATACAGCCAAAAGAAACTCGAGAAAGTGGTTACATAAATCCAATGGAGACATTGGGTATGTACCCTGAAGAGGGTGCTGTTCAAAAAGCACTTGAGCAGTCTACTAAAGACGTATTACTTACTCAAGCCAACATAGAAGCTGAAGCTCCTGCCCTCGAAGGGGTTTTAAAAGAAGAGGCTCGAAAAGAAGAATATCTTGAGAATGTAAGAAAAGAGGCTTCTATTGTAAATACGTTAGAGGGTCACGTTAAAAATTCTTTTGAATTAAAAAATCCTTATGAGATTGAGAGAAATCTTAAAGAAAGGTATAGTCGTTATGGATATTATTTTAAAAGAGCTTATGATGACAAGCTAACAATAATATCTCCTGATGGCAGAAAAAAAATTCAGGTTGATTTAAAAGCTCCTACTGAAGAACAAATTTCTTTGGTGGAAAATTTTATAAACTCTCATTACAAATACGATAGGCTTAAGGATATAATAAAGGAGGGGTCTAATTTAACTAGCAAATATGCTGATGCTGCTAAAGTTAAAACCTCGAGAGAGGTTGGCAGGAGAAATAAAGATGGCTCTGTATCGACCGTGCTTATGGCTTCGGGAGAGGTTGATGGCGAGTATGTTGCTTTTCCAACCTTATTTCCTAAAGACCCCGAAAACTATGGAGCTGCTCCTGAGTATTGGCAAGAGCTTCCTTTCGATGAAGCCTTAGACTTAGCTAAAGAGAGGGGTGAGGTATACTATTTTGATACTGATGAAGAGGCTAAAGAATTTGCTGAAGGCAGTTGGAAAGATGTAACTGATGCCGATTTTGAGGGTCATGCATTTTACGCAAAAAAAGGGTTGGACTATATGCGAGACAAGCGTATAGTTGACACCTATACCAAGGCGAGGGACATAGTCCTACTGATAGAAGATGATGAGGTCCCATTTAGACAGAATGAGCTTACTCCTGAAGACCAAGAGAAGTATGCAGAGCTGTACATAAATGGCAAACGTAGAGAAGACTTACAAGATGTAAAGAATAAGTATGCTTCTACCGTAGAAACTCTTCAGAGAGAGTATTTGGATGACAAATACCAAGATGTTCGCGAAGACTTTGATGTCTATATGCAGAAGAGGTATGAGTCTGAAATACAAAAAGCGATTCAAGTAAATGAAATTGCTAAATCTCAGTTATCATCAGTAGCTAATAAGTCTTTGGAACTTTTTGGTGTTGCTGACCCCCGAAAAATACAGTCAGATAACGATGAAGCTGAGCTTCTGCTTTTGGAGTTTGAGGGAGCAAAGATGACCGCTGAGGCTGCTGCTGACCAATATGAAAAAGCTAAGCTGTTTTTTGACAACAAGCATGATAAGTCAGCTAAAAAAAGATATTCAGATAATTGGGAGGCTTTTACTGATGAGGTGAGTCAGAGTTACTCGCAGGGCAAAGTGGGAGAGGTTGTTCTGATGTACTCAATGATGCCCGAATTTATAAGTGGGTACAATTCTGATGACCCTGCATCAACGCGAAAGGTTGCTGAGGAGTTTGTCAAGCACATGAGCAAAGAATCTGAGACAAAGTCTAGGGTTATGAGCCGTTGGCAGCGTGCTAGGGGTTTTGACGAAGCATTAGACGTTGTTTTGGATGACCCCGCTGAGTGGATGGCTACACTTGCCGGTACATCTTTAAGCCAAATGGCTCCTTATGGTGTTAAGATTGTTCCTGCTTTTGCGCTAGGAGGCACGGCTGTTGGGGCAGCAGTGGGTGCTGCTGCGGGAGGTGTGGGGGCTATCCCCGGAGCTGCTTTAGGTTTTAGCCGAGGTATGAGATTAGGTTTTGCGGCTACAAACTTTACTTTGGAATACACCAACGCGGTTACTGATGCCATGAGAGAGCTTGGCTATGATGTTCTCAATCCCGAGGATGTGGCTAAAGCTTTATAGGATAAAGATGTTTGGGATAAAGGGCGTAAGAAAGGCTTGGCTAGGGGTATACCTATCGCTGTTGTTGACTATATGTCTGCCGGATTAGCAGGCAGGGTGTTTAGAGTAAGCCCTGTAGCCACCCGTGGTAATAAGATTGCTCGCCAAACTGCTGAAAGATTTGTATTTGACCCTGCCGCAGAAGCTTTTGGAGAATTAACAGCTCAAATTAGCGCAGGTCAAGAGGTTGATTGGAAAGAAATAGCTGCTGAAGCAGGTGGAGGCCCTGCATCCAACACGGCATCTATGGCTGTAAACATGGCTATAGACGCTAGATTCAACAATGATGTTGAGTTGGCATCAAGGCTGACTGATTTTCAATACATGGCTAATGTTGGTGCTTCTAGTCAGAGGATTGCTGATTGGACCAACAATATGCTTAAGCTTGGTAAGATTGACGAGGAGACGGCTAAGCGCATAAACGACAATGTGGGCGTTCTGAGAGAGGCTCAGCAGCTTTTGGGTGTCGGCAGAAGAGGTGGAAAATACAGGGGTCGCAATAAAGGAACTCTTGAGGGCAGGCTTTCTTTGTTGTTGGCTGCTCGGGCTGACTTTCAGGCCACTACTAACTCGAGAGAGGTTTATGCAGATAGAATTAGGGCAATCAATGATGAGATAAAGTACATCGTAGACAATAAGTCTATGCTGCCCGAAGACCAACAAGTGCTTTTATTGGGGTACGAAGGTCAGGGGACTCAAAGTGCTTTGCCTACCTACACAATTAGGAGAGGGTTTAGGGATGTAAAAGTTACCCGAGAGGAGTTTCTTAGGAGGCTCAGAGAAATAGACAGCAAGGAGAAGTTTTCTAAGTTCAACGGGACGGTAGAAAATGATGAGGAGATTGCTGCTGAGATGATGAAGAAAGCTGAGCAGTTTCAGGAGGAAGAAGAGGTGGACTTGGAGGGTATGCCCGAAAAGGTTGAGGAAGAAGCTGATGAAACGGTTGTCGAGCAGTCTCAGTCTCTTGAAGAGCTTTTGATTGAGCGTGGTATTCTCGATGAGGAGGTTGATGAGACAGATGAAGGGAAGACTGAAGAGGAGATAAAGGCTGAGAGGATTGCTAGAGACAGGCAGCAGCCTGAGCGTAAGCCACGCCCTAAGCCAACAGAAGAGCCTACTGCCGAGAAAAAAGTTTTTGCTCTTGAAATCATCGGCGAAAAGATGGTCAATGACAAGGGCGTTCTTGGCACTATCAAAGAAGAGAATGGCGGTATAATTTGGGAGAGTGAAGATGGAACCGAGGTAATTGATGGCGGAGGTAGGGAGAATGCTTCTACTGTCACTATTGATGACATGAGGTTATCGTTTCCTCCTGATGTAACACCTGAAGCTCCCGTTGAGCTGACCCCTGAAACTAAGCAGGAGTTTGTTCCTGCTGAGCAGAAGACTCAAGAAGAGTTGGAGGTGATGAGTGAGTTGGAGGTTGAAGAGGCTAGGCGCAAAGTTGATGAGGATGTCCAAGAGTTTGAGGATGCAATCTTGGATGAGATTGAGAGAGAGTCTGCAAACGAGAGAATCTTGTTCAAGTTTAAGGGCAGTGAATTTGCTGTATCCCAAAAGCCCGATGGGACATTTGTTGTCTCTAAGAAAAACACCAACGGGAAGTATGTATCTGTATCTAACAAGAAACAGAGGGCGGATGTCATAGCTGAGTTTGAAGACATCAAAGAAGACAGGGACAACGAGAGACTTAGGTTGGCTGAAGAGTTGGTTCTTGACTACAAGCAAGAGCTTTTAGAGCCATTTGGAGAGAAGGTAGAGAGACCGAAGGTACAAGCACCTCCCAAGAAGAAGAGGAGGAAGTCTAGAAAAAAGGGAGAATCAGTTACCCCTAAGCAAGAAGCTGCTCCTGTGGTAGAGGAGGCACAGGTGCCCCCTAAAAAGAAATCTACCGCAAAGAAAAAATCAGAGACCAAGGTTGAGACAACCACTAAGCTATCTGTCAAGGAGCTTCAGCAACAGAAAGATGCTGAGACAGTTGCTGCTGCTAGGAAAAAGTACAATGTACCCGATGGTATAGAGCCTACAATAACCGAAAGAAAGGGCTCTGCTTTTAATGAAAATGACCTTTTTGATGAATATGAATATGAGCTTGAAGATGGCTCAGTAAGGAGAATAACATTTAAGAAGAACAAGAACGGAACGCTTTCTAAGAAAGGTGATACATCTTTTACTTTCTCTTCTCGGTCAGTGAAACAAAAGAAAATAGAAGATAAACTTATTCCCATTTTTAGAGAGGCATTTGAAAAACTTGGAGCAAGGAAGTTTATAAATATTTATAGCAAAACAATAGACCCGTTTTATCATATAGGCAGGAAAGAAAAAGGAACTTGGCTTTTCACTATTGAAAAGAATGCTACAATACCCCCTTTTACTTTTGCATTTGAGACATCAAATTTGATTCTTGCTAAAGATGATGGTAAGTCAAAGCTTGATGAGTTTATAAAGCAAGTGGGGCTTGAGGGAAGTCAATCTGTAGCTGAATACAATGAGTTTCTAAAGACTGTACCTATAAATGAGCAGGGTCTTATTGAAAAAGAAGCTGCTCCTGTAGCTGAGGAGGCTGCGCCTGTAGTTGAGGAGGTAGCTGAAGAGGCTGCACCTGTGGCTGAAGAAGTGGCAGAAGAGGTGGCAGAAGAGGTGGCTGAACCTAAGCGTGGTGTGCTACAGGATGCTGAGTTTGAAAACATACTGAGACGTAGTCAGTTAAACCCTGACCTCCTTCAGAAAGAACTTGATGAGTTTGCTGAATATGAGCGTCAGATTGAGGAGCTTCAAGATTCTCCTGCTGAGCTTAAAAAGGTCAAGGCTAAGGAGGCTAAGCGAAAGAATGCTATCAAGAAAGCTAGGCGCGGCAAGATTGCTGAGATTGAAAAAGAGCAGGAGCAGATAAGGAAGGCTGAAGAGACAAAGAGAAAAGCTGAGGAGAGGAAGGAGACTAAGCGTGAGCTAAATACGGCAGAAAAACTGCGCTCAGAAATAGCTACCCTCACGAAGATTAGAGATAAATCTAAGGAGGGGACTGATGAATACAACAGGGTTCAGTCTGCTATTGATGAGAAGACCAAAGCCCTCAATAATTTATTGGGAGTAACGCCTGAGAGAAAGAAGAAGTCAGAGGCAACTATACAACCTAAGACAAGGCAACAGAAGAAAGCTGCTTCTGATTCCAAGAAGAAGCAGAATAAAATCTCAAAAATTGTAGCCAAGGCTAGAAAGGCTGAGTCTGACTTGACAGAGTTGAGCAAGCAGCTTATTGAGGCTCAAGAAAAGAAGCAGAAAATTTTTGATTCGGATAAGTTTAATCCGAGAGGGCTGAAAGCAGCAGATAAGAAGATAGCTTCATTGAGGGCTAAGATTGAAAAGCTTAATCAGTCCAAAAAGCAATTGGCTCAAGAGCTTAGCACCATACAGGGTATTCAGTTTCAGTTGAATACTAAGCCATCTGAAATAAATGTTCAGTTAAAGGAGCAACTTTTAGAGTCAGCCATGAGAGTCATGGATGAAATCGGCTTCGAGGAAACAGGTATCACCCTGACTAGACCATTTGAATCGTACCCTATCAATGTCACTGAGAATGTGAGGTTGGTAAAGCGGGCGGGACGTATGCCGCTAATTGAACTTGTTGGTAGTAGAGTAAATCTGCTTATGGCTGACAGGCTTAAGGTAGATGAGAATAGAATGGGAGGCCCTCTGTTTGCTTTTCAGGATGGCATATTTGGGTACAACATAGCTTGGGCATCTATTGACGAGGGTGCTGCTAGAAGGATAGCGAGAGGAGCCGCGAACTCAGACTATAGCGTGGTGTACAACATGAGTTCCACCGGGATAGATTCAAACATGGTTTTGTTTGACTTGCTATTCGAGAAGATTGAAGCTACACGCAGACCTAGAAAGATTTTTAGGATGATGATGGAGCGTATGCAGACATTGAGATTTGATGAAAAAGCTAGTGAAACTGTTTTAACTGAGAAGATTCATGCCATAGCCAAGAAGTCGAAGGATGTAAAGACTTTTCTTGCGGAGGTAGAGAAGCTCGGGGCTGATGCTCGCTCTAGCATATTCAAGAAAGTTACTCCAACATCAGATGTAAATTCGAGGGATGCGTTTTTGAAAATTCTTCAAGAAGAAAACATCAACGCAGACACACTGAGAGCTGAACTCTCAGAGCAGCTTGCTGACGACCTACCCATGGGGTCACTCATTACTGTGCTTAAGATTACAGACAAGCAAGGCAATCCTGTTACTAACGAAACCATTGACGAGGCTTTGGTCTTTAGAGATGAGCAGAAGAAGATGGGTGTAAAGGAACACAGAAACTATCCCGTGTACTTGAGGGGTTATCCTGTCGCTATACTTTCAGATACTGCTCCGTTTTGGAATATGAGTGAGGCTTCTCTGAACGATATAAACAATCAGCTTTCACTTATATCCAAGGAAGACTTAAGTTTTAGCGAGATTACTAGAAGATTGGAGAGGTCAGCTCAGTTTGGTGCGAACAAAGTTTTTGAGGTTCAGTCCCCTACAGATATTCAGTACGCATCTTTTGTAGAAAAGCTCTCAAGCGCATTCCCTACGCTAGAGGTTGCTGCTACAAAGCAGGAGTTTGAAAGACTACTGAAAGACCCCGAGGTCAAGAAGCTTACCACAAAAAGCCAAAAGATATATGGTGCTGTGTATCAGGGTAAGCTGTACTTAAATCCTAGCCTCGCCAATTACAATACACCTGTCCACGAATTTGGTCACGTTTGGATGAATGCGGCTAAGGAATTGAGACCCGACCTGTACAAGAAGGGTATTGAGCTTGTAAAGAAGAGTCAATACATTGAACAAGTAACAAACAGTGCAGATTATTCTCAACTGATTGCTAGGATGAAGAGGCAGGGTATGCCTCAAGCCGAGATAGATGCTTACATAGCAGAGGAAGCATTAGCAACCGCCATAGGAGATAAGGGAGAATCATTTGTAAACGCTGCTCAAAAAAGAAACTTCAAGTCTTGGCTCAATGACCTGTTCAAGTTCATCAAGAAACTGACAGGGATATCTAAGTTTACTGAAGAGCAAGTTCAGAACTTGACATTTGATGAGTTCTTGCAGGGTGTGGTCGTTGACCTCATGTCTGAGAATGAATTGTTTGAAGGCGCAGAGAGTGCAAAGTTGGCGAGTACCCTTCAGCTTATGTCTGCTCCATCAAATCAGACAATGATAAACATCATTGAAACCGCTAGAGCTTCCGGCAAACATTCAGATGCTACGATAAAAGAGTTCTTGAAGGCGAAAGGCTACAAGGTTGATGAGATAGATGCAGCTCTCGCTGACAAGGCGAGATATTTTGAGCTGATGCCCGAGTCATTCAGAAAGATTGTAGGTGGCTATAACGCAGCATCTAAGTTGTTCAATGAAACTAGATTGGCTTTGGCTGAGTTTAAGAAGAAGACTCAGGCAACCAACTCTGAGGTGAGGGCGAAGGCAAAGGAACTGCTCGAGTCACATTCTGTATTCAACGAGCAGACAGAACAGGTTCAGAAAGAGATACTGCTTGGCTTCGACAATATGCTAGGCATAAAAGCCAATAAGAATGTAGCTCAAGAGATAGCCAATATCAGAAACAATCTGAAGCAGAGGAAGATAGCGGTCAAGAATTTGAAGGCTGAGCAGAAAGCTATGAGAGATTTCATACGGAGAAATCTCATACTATCTAAGAACTATAGCAGTGCTGATGTAGTAAAGCTTTTGAATGCTCTAAGTGATGCCACTACTCCCGAGAAATTTGGAGCGGTAGCACTAAAAGCTCTGAATATAATAGAGCGTCAGAAGGTTGTGAAGAAGAAAGACTTGATATCGGAGATTAAAAAATTAGTTACTCGTAAGACTATAAAGAATCCACCCGACAACAACCAACGAGTCAGGCCGAGGGGTCTCGATGCTCAGGGAGAATCTTTCTTTACACAGGCTCAGCGCATAGTTGATGCGTACATGAACATTGACAAGTTTCCTCGTAAAATACAGGAGATAGAGAATGAGTTGGCATCCCAAGAGGGGTTGATATCAGAGCTTCTAGGTAAGGAAGAGAGGGGCGAAAGAAGAACCTCTGAGGAGCAGAGCCTCCTTGACTTGGCCTACGCCTACGACATATTGGGGGGCATGGACTCCATGACTGCCGATGAGGTTTCTGATGTTCTAGATGCCCTGAAGGGCGAGAAGAAGAAGTCAGCAATAAGGCTCAAGGAATCTAGACTCGCTAGGAAAGCCAAGTATGATGCGGTAATTGGCGAAGCGAATAGGCAGTTGATGGACAGTAATCCGTTGTTGTTCAACGAAGATGGTAAGCCTAGAAACACCAATGAGATTCAAGAGAAGAAAGATGAGATAGCTGAGACCTTCCTCAAGAGAGGTTTCTTGAATGCTATTAAGACTTTGAAAAACTCTTATGATGTTAGTAGCAGGGCTTCAATATTTAAGTCTTTGTCTACTAGTCTGAAGTCTTTGAAAACATTTATGAATCGTCTTGATAGAGTTACAGAGGGTAAAAATGTCTTTACCAAGAATGTGTATGACAAAATCAACATGATGATTGAGGTGAGGAATGACTACAACAGGAAGACCTTATCAGACTTAGATTCCATAGCTAGAGATGCGGGATTCAAGAACTATGTAGCTCTGAAGAAAGCTCTGTATGTAGGCACTCTTAAGATAGGTACTAAGAGAATGCACGGAGACCAAGCCTTGAGGGTGTACGCTTTGTATCAGAATGAAGTGCAGCGGAAGAAGCTAAACAGACAGGGTATAGGTGACAAGGAGATTCAGCAGATTGAGGATGCGCTCGGTAGTAAGGTTATAAAATTTGCTGATGGTGTCGTGAACTACCTGTCTACGACCTATTACAACCAAGTAAATGATGTTCATATAGACGTAAATGATGTCGGAGTTCCATTCGTAGAGAACTACTTTCCTACGAAGACATTGATTCAGAATCAAGAAATGGCACGCGACCTCTTGGGTAACGATGGTTCCGACTTTATGAAATCCTTTGACGCTCAAACTCAGTCTGCTCTGAAGCAGAGGATAGATACCGAGGGGGAAGTTGAGCTATATAGCACAGGGTTTACATCCGCACTCGAATACCACTACACTAGCATGAATAAGTTTAGGGCTTATGCTATGGGTGTGAAGGAGATAAACGCCCTTCTTTCATCACCTGCGGTAAAGACCCTGTTGGATTTGACACGGCTGACTAACCCTGTGAGAGCTGCTATCAACCATGAGATAAACCCTGAGAGGACGATGGTAATAACTCAGGGCAGTCCTGTTGTAAACTTTCTTATGTCTAGGTTCGTCAGTCTGATGCTGAACTTTAAGATTTGGCAGATACCAAAGCAGTTCAGCTCATTCATAGCGGCTTTCAGAGATTATGACTATACGGGAAAAGACTCTTCACTACCCAATGTATTAAGGAGGAGAGTAGACTTTCCAATGTTCATCCTTGAGAATTTGGTGACAATGGCTTTGCTTCCGTTAGAACTCGTAAAGAACGGCCCTATATCTAAGATGAGGGAGAAGTCTGCTACGTTTGACGAGCGTGTAAGAGAGTCTCTGAGTGGGGATGTGTACAATCTAGTGGGTAACAATCTAAAGGTTTCTGAGCCCGATGCTCTTAAAAGATTGACCTATAATCAGAGGCGGGCGTTGAGTATACTTTCGGGTGAGCCGATAAGGAAGATTGGTAATGCAATGGGTACGGGATTGGGTGACATACTCGGTATCATTGGTTACATAACAAACTACAAGAGGAACATCAAGAATGGTATGTCAGAAGAGGAGGCTCTGAAGGTGTTTAACGACTACAACACTACTCAGCAGTCTAGAAGAACCACAGATAAAGCAGCGGTTCAGAACAATCCCGCTCTTGCTAACAAGTTCTTTACTCTGTTTGCTAGTATGCCGCTCCTTATGATTAACAATGTCATGTCTGCGGCCCTCAATATCAGTCGAGATGTGGTCAGAACAAAGCCGCGTATGCCAAGGACTGAGGACTTGAGGGCACTTGCTCTAAACTTGGGATTAATTAATGTCGCGTTCGTAGCTACGGCTAACTTTTTCAAGTTCACTAAAGGTGACGACGAGGATAGGGATGAGGTATATCAAGACCTCATAAATGCTGCGATGGGTGTCAACCTCTTGTTGGAGATACCTATATTTTCGGGCATATTCCAAGACTTAGATGCGGCAGGACGAATTATGGCTGCGCTTAAAGGGGAGGATTACAAGAGGAAGTTTCAGATTAGGTCAGGTACAGCCGTTGACCCATTGAGGCAAATCTATTATAGGATAAATAGAGAAATGAAAGAGGGTAAGGGAGCGATGGAGTCCACACTAAAGACTAGTCTTGAACTTGGCCTTGGCGCATCATCAGACCCCGCAGTAGGGATAGGTAACTTGATAAGGGGTAGAGGTTTCACTAAGCAAGATGGTATTGAATCTGTGAAAGATTTTTATGACCTGATGGGTGTCAGTAAATCATACAGACCATCCTACCTATACGATGAGGAGAAGAAGAGTAAAGAGAAGTCTTACAACTACAAGTTTGAGTTTGAGAAGGAGATGGATAGGGAGATTAAGATTCTCAAGAAGGAGATGGGGATGGACTTGGGAGATGATATTATGACCGAGCAAGATTTGATGGACGAAATTTTTGAGGGAATGTAATAGGGGTAAGTGATTACCCCTAAAATCTTAGGTACTTGAACTCGTCTTGCTTGTCGAAGTAGAGCATGAACTCATTGTCGTTGACGGATTGGGGACGGGGACTCCGTCCTCCCCACCGTGCTGAACCGTAGATACGGTGCGCCTTACCGTAGATTATCCCGTCAAAGCAAGCCCAAATGATGACGGGGTTGAGCCGCTTGTCGCATAGCTTGACCATCTTGCGGGCAGCAATCGGCAGAGGATATGCATCGTGAAGTGTTTTGTTTCTGCCCTTGACCTCGGCATAGCTTATCAGTTCCCCCGAAGAGTTGAACACCTTGAAGTCAATGTCGTTCGGGCCAAGCTTTTGGTATGAGCCGTTGAAGATTGAGACGAATCTTTTTATAGCCGCCTCTTCTCGAGAGATATCTTTTTCGGACTCAAACCTCACAGGTCGTTCTTGTTCAGCATCCTGTTGAGTCTGTTGTACAACTCATCTTCCTTACCCACGGGGCATCTGTACTTAAGCATATCGTAGATTTCGTAGATTCTATCATCCTCACGCTTGAGCTTACGCAGCTCTTCTTCAAGCTCCGCTATTCTCTCCTTTGAAATATTTATGGATTGCTTGAGGACTTTGTTCTCCTCTCGCATGGTGTAGTATTCCTGTGGTCTCTTGACCACCTCAAGCTTCTGCTCGGGTGCTTGCTCAACCACGGCATCAAACCTCTCGCCACAAGAAGAAAGCTTGTGCCTAAAGTGTTTGTTGGTGCGGATTATGAAGTCAATGTCCCGAAGGTAGTGGAGTATGGTCGCGTGGTCTTTACTTATGTAGCCTCCTATCGCTGCCAATGAAAGGTTGGACTCTCTGAGTATGAAGGAGAATGCTTTTCTCGCTACGACAACAGGTCTCTTCCTGCTCTTTATAGTTATGTCAACCTCGAACTCATCGTTCACTATCGCTATCAGTGCTTGAACTTGGGAGTGTCCTATTATTTTTGTCCCGACTGCGCTTGTTCTCATCGCGCTCATCATCGGATTGTTTAGGTGGTTCATTGTTCCTTAAATGTTTTCCTTCTTGTATTGCATCCAAATACTCGTCTAGTTCCACAGGCTGAAAGTAAACGAAGCGGATTACATCATCTTCCTCATCAAACTCATACTCCAAGAGGTAGAAAAATGGAGGGTCTTCATTTTTTATTACTGAGTACATGGAGTCGTACTCACCCTTAGATAAATTTTTCTTAGCGTGTTCGTAAATTTCTTTCAGATTCATAATAATCTGAAGGACTATCTCGTCCACAAGTTCGTCCTCAAGCTGATGCTGCATGGTGATAGCCAAGAAGTCATCGCCCAAGACGAAAGCCTCGTCGCCTCCGTTCTTACTTTTTATAAGTAGTTCTTCACCCATCTCCACGATATACGTCAGCATCGAAACCCAACC